TCAACATTTTATAAATAAATTTAAGCATATACCAAAAATAACATTAATAATTGGAGAGAATAATGTCACTTTCAACATTTGTGGGCGACCAAACAGTAAAAGTAAGACTGGTTGGGTCACGTTCAAGATCAGCAGTTGTATTTAATGTCTCACCAGATATTGTTGAAAATAGAAATGTTAACTATAAATCAATGGATCCAATACATATGCCTGGTCAAATAATGGTATATCAAAGCACAGCAAATAGAACAATAAACATAACATCAGTTAAGATTGTTTCAAGAACTAAGGCTGAAGCGGGGATAAATTTAGATCAATTAAATGTATTGAGAAGTTGGACAATGCCTCATTTTGGTAATACGGGAAGTGAAATAGAATTTGGACCATTGGGTGCTCCACCAGAAGTTTTATTTTTCTCGGCATATTCTAACGTAAAAGCACAGAAGAGTTTATATAAAATCCCAACAGTTTTGACTAATTTATCTATTCCATACCCAAGTGATGTTGATTATATAGAGGCAGATGATGATAAAACACCATTTCCAACATTTATGTCAATAGATTTACAACTAAGTGAAATCCATTCACCGGCTGAATTTTCTGGATTTTCTTTAGCTAAATACAAAAGCGGCCAATTAACTAATTTTTAATGGAGAAATATAATGGCAAAATCAACAGATAACCCAATATCAAGATATGTTCAGGGTGGTGTAACTGACGTATTGGAGAAAAGTTTGGGTTGGTGGGAAAGAATTAATATTCCAAAAAGAGATGATGATATTACTTATATTGTTCCTGTTGAATATGTTATCCGACCTGACTTGATTGCTTATGATGTTTATGGGAGTCCGGACCTACTTTGGTTAGTGTTACAATTCAATAATATCCTAGATCCAACTACAGAATTATATGCTGGAAAAGAATTAAGACTTCCAACACCATCACGAGTGCGGTTATCAGTTTTAACGAGATCTGTATAACATGGCAAATTTTGAAAATCCGTTAGATAAATTCAGAAGCCATTCTTATTATCATGTGTTGGTTGTTTGTAGTAATACAACAGCAGCTGAAACACTACAGAATTCTTCTGCATTATTGGAAACTGGAAGACAAAACCAATCAATTGAAGAAAAATATAAAGTTAAGGGTATAAATTCTAATGGTGAAAGTGTTAATATTGACCCCAATTCAACGAGCAATCCAAATATCCAAGGAAAATATGTTATTTTGTTCAATGGTTCAACTGATGCTGAGTTTGTTATAGATTCAGTTCGGTGGACTAATTTAATATCCCCTGCTGAAAATGACCCAAATACATATACTACCATAGCAGTTGAAGGTGAAATGGATATTCAGGAGCCGCGTGGTGCAAGATTTTTGAATATAATCAATAATGCAATTCGTCAAATGGGAATAGAAGTTTCTGCTGTTGCATTTATGTTAAAAACAGTTTTTGTTGGTGCAGGAATAGGAGAAACAATAAGTAATATTCCACCTCTTATTTTTGTTCTTTATGATATGGAAGCTACTTTTGATATTGTTGGTGCAAACTATACATTGAATTTTATGACAATGAATAATGGTGCGGCTAAAATGCAACAATTCAATGGTGCTGCTAATACAATAACATCATTAAAAATACCAAAAAATGCATCATTAGCACAGGTTATAACTTTATATAATGCCAACATAAATACAGCATATGTTAAATATGCCAATAAGGTTATATTGGAGTCAGGCCAAGTATCTGAAGATTTTAGATATTTAGTTTACAATATATCAGTTGATGATATTTATTCCGATGATGAAAAAAAATATCAAGTTGACCAATTTAAGGATCAAAATCAAGATTCAACAGAAGGTGATGCTGTAATAGCATTTGGAGACACACCAACTATTGAATCTTCACTAAATTTGATAATGAAACATTGTGGTGGTGTTCTTGATGATGGTAAAGGTAATGCTAAACCAGAACCAGTGGATGCACAAGGAACATCACGTAAAGATAATCGTTCAGTAAAATACATGTATAAAATAATTTCTTCTTTTGAATCTTTTGATACGGCAATTATTATTAATTATCGTATTGTTAGATATGCAGCACCAACCACATCAATTATAGAAAAAGCACAAAATGGTGATTTAGAGGATGAGGCATTACTTAATAATGCATTATTATTAGATTATATTTGGACAGGTAAAAATATTGATGTTTTGCAATTTGATATGAAAATGGCAATGGGATTATCATTTCTGCAGATTGTAACTACAACTAACAATTTACCAACAGATAATTCTGCCACTGCATCAGATAAAGCACAATCCTTAACTAATGCTGGTGCTACTTTAATAGCTGGTGAAACATCTGGTGCTTCTAACTTAAAAACTGTTATTTATTTTCCGAAATCAAATGACAAACCAGAAGCACAGAATACCAAAAGACCAACATCAGCGGTTGGATTTAATCAGTTATTAGGAAAATTTGCTGCATTGGGACAGGTAGAGGCTCGTGTTGTAATAAGAGGAAACCCAACATTTTTAGCTAATTTAACACCATTGCCTAGTGAAACCTCTAGTGGAAAAGTTAAAAAAGAAGGAAATGAGGTTGCTAAAAAAGAATTTGCTAATTTTGAAAGAGCGCCTGCTTTATGTAAAATTAATATAAAAATGCCAAAACCAAATCAGGCACACACTACTAATGAAGGAATTCAGGAGTATGAAAGTTTTTGGTATCAGGGATATTATTATATTTTTTCGATTGAAAATGTATTTGATGGTGGTGTGTTTACTCAGGTGTTGGATATTCAATCACTCCCAAATGATTTAAAATTTTTAGAAAACGAAGAAGTTACTGGAAAAAAAGATGATTCCACAACATCAACTGCAACAGAAGTTGGTACAGTACCAGTCTCTGAAGTAGCAGGCAAGGCACAATAGATTATGGCATATGGTGTATATAGAAAAATATTATCAAAAACTAAGTTAAACACTCAGTTTGATTCATTAACTGTTGGACGTGTTGTTGATACCAACGATCCACAGGGAATGGGAAGGATTAGAGTATTTTGTGCTGCATGGGATTCTGATGACGTTTTGTTAGGCGACATTCCATGGGCAATGTACAATGCTCCATTTGGTGGTATAAGCCAAAACACCACAAGGGGTTCAGAAGATACATCATCAGAAGGTAAGGTTGCCTATGGTGCATGGCATATCCCAAAGGTAGGTTCTAATGTTACTGTAATATGTATTGATAAGAACCCAAATTATAGAGTTTGGTTAGGATGTATTTTTGATCAATTTTTAACTCATACCATGCCACATGGAAGATTTTTAGATGATGATGCAACAGGTCCAGTGTCATCAAAAGAACAACCTATAAATCCATTAAGTGATAATTATAACAAGGCATTTGCTAATAAAACATATGAATGGAAAACAAGAATAGCAGATTATTCAGTTTCATCGATTGATAATATTATTGTTGAAAATAAAAGAACAGAGAGTACACAAATAGATACAAAGGGTGGATATACAGTAAGTAGAATAGAACCTGATATTACAATAAATGGGAGAACTAACTTAGATTCACATATTTACTCATGGGTTACTCCTGGTTTCCATGCATTTTCAATGGATGATAAGAAAGAAAATAGTAGAATGCGATTCAGAACATCAACTGGTCATCAGATAATAATGGATGATACAAATGAGCGCATTTATATTATGACTGCAGAAGGTGCTAATTGGATTGAAATGGATCAAAATGGAAATATTGATATATATTCAAATAGACGTGTTAGTGTTAGATCAAAAAAAGATATAAACTTAACATCGGATGAGACCGTAAGGATTTATGGTGGAAAAGGTGTTCATATTGTTGCCGGTGCAGAACATGGTTTGAGAATGGATTCTGCTGGGATTTTTCATAATAAGTCAGTTGGTGGAATTGTTTTGAATACTGATGCTAACTTTTCTATCAAGGCAGTTAATCTTAATGTTGAAATAGGAACTAATTTTAATTTATCTAGTTCATCTGCAAATATTTTGGGAACAAGTCAAACGAGTATTAAGGGTGGGACATTGAATTTAAAGGGTGATAGTTCAATTTTGGCAACAGGAGGTGCTATTCATTTAAATGGTCCGGCAGCTGCTAACCCTCAGAAGGCAGTTGTTGAAGAGAATATAGCATCACTATGGACCAATAGAGTTCCTGATGCAGAACCATGGGCACGAGGTGTTGTTAAAGATTTAGATAGTAATCTTAATCATGAACCAGAACTTGGTGTTGATGATGCAAATGTTAATAAGGTTGAGAATGGTGAAGATTTATTAAGGAACGCAAATTGGAGACGTTAAAAGGGACTAGGTGGCGTTAAAAAAAGGATTGTATAGGGGATTTTCAAGTGTTGCATTTGAGTTGACTAAGAGTTTTAAATTAGTTGATATCCAGGAAGTTAAAAATAATTTATTAAACCATATTTTTACTAGACGTGGTGATAGAGTGATGCAGCCGGAATTTGGAACTTCAATTCCTGATTTGGTATTCGAGCCAATGGATGAAATTATGTTGGAGACATTACGTGATGAATTAGAAGAGGTGTTTAATTTTGATCCACGTGTTACATTATTAGATTTACAAATAATCCCATATGAAGATGAAAATAGAGTTCAGGCAATTGCAAGTTTAAGATATATTGAATTAAATTTAGTTGATGATCTTGATATTAATATTGAGTTTAGAGAGCAATTTTAATATATGAAAAAATTAACAACAGAAGAATTTATAAAAAAAGCCATTAAAATACATGGATATAAATTTGATTATAGTAGAGTGAATTATACTGGTAGTAAAAATAAAGTTATTATTGGTTGTAAAGATCATGGTTGGTTTGAGCAATGTGCTGGTAAACATTTAATGGGTGATGGTTGTCCACCCTGTGGAATTATAAAATGTGCTAATTCTAATAGATATACTCTCACAGATTTTATTAAAAAGGCAGTAGAAGTTCATGGAAATTTATATAAGTATGATAGATTTGATTATAAAAATAGTGATACTGCATCTTGGATTTGGTGTGATATTCATGGATATTTTAAACAACGTGCATGTAATCATACTGCAGGGCAAGGATGTTATGATTGTGGTAGGCTTAAAATAATATCAAGTAATCAATGTTCAACTGAAGATTTTATAAAAAAAGCAATTAAAAAACACGGTAGTATATTTGATTATAAGGATGTTAATTATATAGATAGTATTACACCAGTAATAATATGGTGTAAAAATGGACATAAGTTTGAACAAACACCAGTAGCTCATATACAAGGATATGGCTGTGCTGATTGTGTAGGACTAAAACCATTAACATTGGAAGATTTTATTAGACGTGCTAATAAAATTCATAATAATAAGTATAGTTATGATGATGTTGATGATAAAATAAATAATTCAACAAAAGTTGCAATAAATTGTAAAGATCATGGTATTTTTTATCAAATCACTGCATCACATTTACAAGGACATGGATGCCCTTATTGTGCTAGAAATGGTGTATTAACTACTGAATTGTTTATTAAAAAAGCAATAGAAGTTCATGGTAATTTATATGATTATAGTGATTCTATATGTAATGGAAGTGGAAATTATATAACTATAATATGTCGTAATTGCGGACCATTTATACAATTGGTATATAATCACCTGCAGGGTGCTAAATGTTTTAATTGTTTTGGACCTAAAAAATTAACAACTGAAATATTTATTGAACGTGCAATAAAAATACATGGTGATTTATATAATTATGATGATGTTGAATATAGTGATTATAGAACTAAAGTGCGTATATGGTGTAAAGATCATGGTATATTT